TTTTTAATATATAATGAGGTTATATGTTACAAAAAATAGGTTTTCAACCAGGATTCAACAAACAAATTACAGAAACCACAGCTGAAGGACAATGGGTAGGTGGTGATAATGTACGTTTTAGATATGGCACACCTGAAAAGATAGGTGGTTGGTCACAGTTAGGTGAGTCTAAACTTACAGGAGCCGCAAGAGCTTTACATCATTTAGTTAACAAGTCTGGTAACAAGTTTGCAATCATAGGCACAAACAGGATTTTATACGCTTACACAGGAGGTGTATTCTACGACATTCATCCAATTAAAACTACTACAACATTATCAAATGCATTTAGTACAACGAATGGTTCAGCAACGGTTACATTAACATTTAGCACGGACCACAACATTCAAGAAAATGATATTATTCTTTTAGATAATTTTACAGCAATAACTAATTCTAATTTTTCAGCATCAGACTTTGATGATAAAAAGTTTATGGTAACAAGTGTGCCAACAGCTACTACTTTAACTATTACAATGCCATCTAATGAGACAGGCTCAGGTGCTACAACATCCGGTGGTATTAGAGTACAGCATTATTATCCAGTAGGTCCCGCAGAACAATTACCTGGTTTTGGTTGGGGTTTAGCTGCATGGGGTGGAACTGTAACAGGTGAAGCAACTACAACTTTAAATGGTAGTATCAATGCAGTTACAACGACTGTTGTATTAACAGATGCATCTTTGTTTCCAACTTCAGGTACAAACTTTTTGCAAATAGGATCAGAAGAAATTTCATACACAGGTATATCTGGTAATACTTTAACAGGTGTTACAAGAGGAGTTAGAAATACAACAGCTGCAACACATTCAAATGGTGCAACAGTAACCAACAGTTCAGATTATATTGCATGGGGTGAAGCTGCATCTGGTGACTTAGTTGTTGATCCAGGTTTATGGTCTATTGATAACTTTGGAGATAAAGTAATTGCACTAATTCATAACGCACAAGTATTTGAATGGGACTCTAATGCAGTAAACGCTGTAACAGTAAGAGCAACTATAATATCAGGTGCACCAACAGCATCACGTGATATGTTAGTATCAACACCGGATAGACACTTAGTATTCTTTGGAACGGAAACAACTATTGGAACACCTTCTACACAAGATGAAATGTTTATAAGATTTTCAAACCAAGAAGATATAAATACATATCAACCAACAGCCGTTAACACAGCAGGTACACAAAGACTAGCTGATGGATCTAAAATTGTAGGTGCAGTTAGAGGTAGAGATGCAACCTATGTTTGGACAGATACATCTTTATTTACCATGAGATTTATTGGTCAACCTTTTACATTTGGTTTCCAACAAGTAGGAACTAACTGCGGATTAATTGGACAGAACGCTGCATTAGAAGTTGATGGTGCTGCGTATTGGTTTTCAGAAAATGGTTTCTTTAAATACTCTGGTAATCTTGAAACCATGACATGTTTAGTAGAAGACTTTGTTTATGATGATTTAAACACAACAGCCAATCAATTAATTAATGTTGGATTAAATAATTTGTTTGGTGAGATTACTTGGTTCTACTGCACAGAAAGTTCAACGGTTATTAATAGATGTGTAACTTACAATTATATGGACTCTCGTCCTAATAGACCTGTTTGGACAACAGGAACCTTGGCCCGTGGAGCATGGCAAGATTCATCTGTGTTTGGTTTACCTCACGCAACTAGTTTTACTGCAAGTGATGATGCATGTTTTGATGTGGTAGGTAATACTGAAGGTAGTACAATATATTTTGAACATGAAAAAGGAACGGATGAAGCATTAGCAAGTGGAGTAAATGTAATTGCTTCTAATATTGAATCAGGAGATTTTGATATTACACAATCAAGATCATCTACCGGACAGCAAACAGGTGTTGCAACATTTCAAGGAGATGGTGAATTTATTATGAAGATAAGAAGATTTATACCCGACTTCTTATCTCAAACAGGTAATACTCAAGTTACTTTACAATTAAGAAATTATCCAAATAGTTCTCAAGCAAGCTCACCACTTGGTCCCTTTACAATTACAAGTTCTACTGATAAAGTAGACACTCGTGCAAGAGCGAGAGCAGTATCATTAAAAATTGCTAACACAGCAGCTAATCAAAGCTGGAAACTTGGTACATTTAGATTAGACACACAACCAGATGGACGTAGATAATGGCTAAAGTAACGGTAGTATTTACCCGACCTAATAAAGAATATAGACAGCAAGATGCTGATTCTTTGGTTAGAGATTTAGACGGATTGGTTGAAAAATTAAACTCTACGTTTCAACAAGATTTAAGAGATGAACAACAAAGATTTACTTGGTTTACAACATCAAGTTCAGGAGTAAATAATGGCTAATAGATATAAAAACGCAAACTTTGATTTAACTACAACGGATGCTACAGATATCTATACTGTACCCTCTGAGTCTAGAGCTATTGTACAAAACATACAAGTTGCGAATGTAGGTGGTTCTAATGTAGAATTAAAAGGTTTTGTATTTGATAATTCTGCATCAAAAGCTTTTCAATTTGCAGAACAAACTATAAATACAGGGACCTCTAGATCATTGAACAATGGTACAATTATATTAGAAGAAAGTGACAAACTACAATTACAAGCAGCAACAGCTGATATATTTGAAGGCACAGTATCAATACTAGAATTTGACAGAACATAGGAGGAAAAATGCAAGTCATAAAACCAGAAAAAATAATAGAAAAAATAACTAACCTTAAAACAGGTGAAGAATATAAGGACGATAACGAATGGAAATCTAAAGGTATACCTGAAGAAGACATTCGAAGAGATATAAAAGTTCTTATGCCGAGCCTTGATATTTTTGGTAAAACAAAATAGAATAGCACAATGGCCATAACAAACGCACAGCAATACAAACAGATACTACAAAAGGAAAGAGAAGAAAAAGCTTTTGGTGGTGTAATGGGTAAAGATGGTAGACGTGCGTACGTTGGTGGAAGTTATGGAGGAGGCTATGGTGAAAAAGGTAAAGGTCTTGGTGGTTATCAAGGTAGAGGAGATCCATCAACTGGTGGTGTAGCAGGTGGTGCAGGTACAGGACCAAGTAATCAAGGTGGAAGTGGTGATGGAGGTTCAAATGTACCTACAACTACAAAAGAACAGAAAGAATTATTTAAAACATTACAAGAACAAGATAAAAAAGTAACAAAAGAAATGTTTGACAAAGGCCAGTCAAATTATCAAGAACAGTTCAATAACATTGTTACAGGTTCAAGACCAATGTCTCTTAGTCAGAAAAACAAAATAGCTTATCAAAACAGAATTTATAATGCTAGAAGAAATAATATAATTAATCAATTAAGTACAGCAGGACTTTTAACACCAGATTTATTAAAAGAACTTGGGGTAAAAGATGAAGATGATTTAACAGTTGAACAATTAAGAGATGTATTTCAAGTATCTGATGATACAAAAGGAGCTGATTATGGAAACCGTTCTTTAAATTTAGATGCACTAACAGGAATTAAATCTATACAAGATTATGTAGACGAAGGTTTTTATAAAAAAGATGGAGTGTTTGATAAAAATAGTAACATCTATGATGAAGATAGAATTCCAAATCCTTTTAAACCAACAGGAATTCCTACTTTAGATTTTCTTGGTTCAAAAATGGCAGGACCATTAACACAAGAATATCTTACTAAACAATTTAATGAGTTAGGAGAAATAAGTTCATTACCTTTTAATTCTAATCAAGATACTTCTATAAAAGGGTTAATGGAAAAATACGAACCTAATAGATTTAAATTAGAAAATTCAGAAGGTAGAGATAGCAATAATCAAACAGACCCTTGTAAAGGACCCAACCCACCGGCTTATTGTTTTGTAGGTAATGATGACGACGATGATCAAGATCCAAAACAAATACTAACTACTCGTATTTTAGGATCACAGTTTGATCCAACTTTCTTTGCAAATGAAGGTGGTAGAGCAACACTTGCAGAAGGTGGCATGCCTTACGAAGGTGGGATCATGGACCTTGAATCAGGAAGACAACAATATTTTTTAGGTAAGCTAGTTAAGAAAGCAACTAGAGCTGTTAAGAAGATTGCAAAATCACCAATAGGTAAAGCTGCATTGATGTATGGTTTAGGTGCTATGGGAGGATCATTTGGTTCAACAGGAAAATTTTTTAGTAAAGGTATGTTTAATCCAGGAAATATTGGAAGAGGTTTATTTGGTATAACTGCAAAAGGACAAGCCGCTAGAGGTCTTCCTCAACTGGCAGCTAAAAAAGGTTTATTTGGTCAACTTGGTTTAACTGAAGGTTATGGCGGATTTATGCCAACATTAAAAGGTGGACTTGCTCTTACATCTTTACTACCTTTATTATCAGAAAAAGAAGAAGATGGTTTTGATATAGATGCATATTATGCAGCAAACCAATTAACACCAGGTACAACTAAAAGACAAATGGGTAGTGAGTTTGATTTTTATAATTACAATTTAGCAGAAGGTGGTATGCCTAGCAAAGAACCGGTAGCTAAGAAGACTATGCCTTTAATTGATATGGATGGTCAAGAAATGGATTTAAGAGCTGAAGGTGGGTTTGTACCATTAGGTAGAATGGAAAGAGCTGATGATGTACCTGCAAGATTATCAAAAAATGAGTTTGTGTTCACTGCAGACGCTGTGAGAAATGCAGGTGAGGGAGATATAGACAAAGGCGCAGAAGTCATGTATAACATGATGAAAAACCTCGAATCCGGAGGTGAAGTATCAGAAGAATCGCAAGGATTAGATGGCGCTAGAGAAATGTTTCAAACATCGAAAAGATTAGAGGAAGTATTATAAT